GAAACCGCCACAGTGGTTCGGGTCAAACCAGCCAGTACCCCCACAGCTCAACTTGCCTAGTACTTCGCTGGGTAGTTTGCCGTTGATCGGCAACCAGTCTTTAGGCACGTTCAACGTTTTGTAGGGATACCCAAGTTCAGCCATCTTTGCGCCCGATAATTGGTTGCACTGATTCACCCTGACGGGCTGCAATACCGTTACCGACCGCATAGCCGATAATTAAAGTCAGTACGGGCATACCGTTTTCCATGTCCAGTTTTCCGATAGCCATTAGCACGGTGATACAGATAAGGCCTACTAGGGCTATTAGGGCTTTGCTGGGGTTTGCGATTTTCATTATGCGACCCGGTAGCACAGGTTCATTGACAGTACGTCTGGGCTGGCCCATGTCATAGGCACAGTGGCGTTTACAACCGCCCAGCGTGTGTACCGGGTGTACGCAGCACCGTTGTCAAACACTCGAGGTGCGATTGTCAAGGTTGTTGCGCCACGTACGGCTATGCCGTTGTAGTTGATACCTGCCGAGTCGTCCACAAATAGTGCGTTACCGATAATCACGTCAGTGTTGGCGATTTCGTACCCTGCTGGCAACGTAAAAGTGATGTTGCCCGACGCTGCACCGCTGGCTGTGGCTTTAATTTCTACGAACGCAATCTTGTTAAACACGTAGCCTCGAGCAGCAACAGTGCCAGCAAAGTTGGTGGCAGTGACCGTGATCGTGCTCATTACGCCTAGGTCGTTCATGTCGCTGGCGGTGAGCACGTCACCGACTGCAAAACTTCCAGGTACTGTCATGGTTGGTCCTTTCTAAAAACCGAGTTTATTGCCCGGGTAGGTGCCCGAAGTGCCCAAAGTGCCGAAAACAGCGTTGTTCAGGATTAGGTAGTTGTTGTTATCTTGTGCCGACAGCGTCAGGTTGATGATTGTGTCGCTCAAGTCAATAATCCGTTCTGCGCCTTCAATTACTGCGTAATACGTATTTGTGCGAAAAACGATTTTTATTAACTGGCCACTACTGCTGGCTCCGTCGTGCATGAAATTAGCAAATTGTGTCAACCTGGTTGCGTTGCTGCCTTGGTTTGAATACGCAGCCGAAATGGCGAACGGGGTTGACGCAGTTGACTTGAATTGGGAAACCAAGTATTGCGCGTGACTAGCGGCTTGTGTTGTCGTGTAATCCAGCGACGATTGTGTGATCGAGTAGTCGCCACTGCCAGCGCTTTGAGATGCCAGTCCTAGCGGCTGAATAGTTGCGGCCGTGTAATAGTTTTGTGCTGCTGAAGTGAACTCGATTGCGTCGTAATACATTTCTGAAGCGCTGGCTGGGTTGTCGCTAAAAGTGTAGTTAGCGGTCACATCGTCGTTGCGTCGTAAAAAGTTTATGAAAGGCGCGTAAGTGTTAACCGTGATCCAGAATGTAACGCCGGTCACTTCGGCGATGTGTCCCACTTCGGTTTGACATGCTTCGTTTAACAGATCAAGGCCGTTGCCTGTGTATGTTTGCCCGCTGGCAATAGATAGCCCGTTATTAGTGTTCGGGTTCGTGTAGTTGTAAAGACTGGTCGGGTTAGCGACCGCGTCAATTTGGTTTACTGTGTTGTTTTGGGCAACGACTAAAGAGTTGAACTGTCGTCTACCCCACAATGCGAGAGGCCCTTCGCAAGTAATAGTGGCTGTGTCCATAGACGCAACCATGCCGTAGTTGATCTGCACATCTTTGATAAAGCCACCGAAAGCAAATTTGCTGGTGCTGTTCGTTTGTTGAACGGCAATCATGTCACCGATCTTCGGTGCTGTTGTCCAGGCTGCAATGTTTCGGCTTTGAATAATGCAGCTCGATGGGTTGTAAGGGTCTGTCAACCATTCCCGACCAGCTTGAACGCTGACCGATTGAACGTCGTTAAGGATTGTGCCCCCTGCTGGAGTAGCTGCAGCACTACCAAATTTGACACGCCATGCAATGTTTGCCATTAGTAGCTCCCAGTCACAGCCAAGGGCAACGGCCCAGCGTTGCGCCCATACTCACGTAAAGCGTTGACCACAGCCTTCGGGTTAGGGTTCACAATCGTAATGTTCTGTGTAACACCAGTAGTCTGACCGACCGCCAATCCGGCACCAACCTGCCCCGCCACATTTCCCACAGCCGTATAAGCCTGGTTCAGTTGGCGTATGTCCCTCAACGCATTTGACTGTGCCAACAAGTCCTCAGCAAACTGCGACCCACTGGCCAAGTCCATTTGCATAATGCCTTGGATCGCTAATGGCCCCAAACCCATGCCCTGTAGTTTGAGCAAGTTTTTGCCGTAGTTCTTAATCTGCGAAACCATGCTTTTAACGTTCTTCATAAAGTCGGGGAAGTTCTTAGAGTCTTTGTACGCACCGCCCAGGTCAAACAAGCTTGTAAACGTGGCTGTGATCTCTTCTTTAATTTGGCCCAGGTTTTTGAGGAACCTTTCAAGTGGTGTTTCAATGTCCACAAGAGACGAGCCGTAACTGCGTGTTGATTTTTCAAGGCCCTGAAACAACTTGTCAAAACCGCTAAACAATTGTGTGCCACCAGGTTGCACAAACACCGTGTTCACGCGCTCAAGTTCGTCAGCAAACTTGCCTACGTCGTCGGCAGTAGCCTTAAAGTTTTTGCCGATAACCGGCATGACACTGAGAATGGTTCGAAATACCGACGGTGACTTTGCAGCTTTATCATTGTTTTTTTGCATTGCGTCACCAAGCAAATTCAACGCTTCCACCGCTGGATCAAGCACGTCAATAAGATCGGAAATGATTGGGATAAATACTTTCCCAATGGCTTCAGCTGCTTCCTGTAACTTTTGGGTGGTAATGGCTAACTTGCCTGCGTACGTATCTGCTGCGTTAGCTGCAGACCCACCAAACGTGTCGCTGAGCACTTTCGTCGCTGCGTCAAAGTCTTTGGTTTTGACAATGTTTTCGTCAAGCGGAATACCTAGGCGTTTGAGCGAACTGAGGTTGCCCTGGTATGCCTTAGCCAACGCCAATGTGACACTTTCAAGGCTTTTGCCAGAACCGACGCTTACGTCTGTTGCTAGCGTCAGCAGGTCTTGTGCTTCGGTTACGTCTTTGGTTGCTCGGACTAGGTTTTGGAAACCAGTACGCAACTCGGTGTCCGAAATACCTGCAGCCATTTGCATACTGCTGATTAGGTCTTCAACGCTGGCGATCTGTTTGTCGGTTGCCCCAGTCGTATTGCGTAATGCTGTCGCCAGGACCGTTTGGCTTTTTTGGTCCTCCGCTGCAGCTTTAGACATGTTAAAGATCGCGTATGCAGCTGTAGTCGCTGCGCCAGCAATAGCGGTCAACCCTGCAGGGCTGGTCGCTTTCGCCATGATGAACTGAAACTTTTGTGCTCGAGTTTCAAGGGCTTTGAATTGCTTGATCGCGTCTTGTATGCCCTGTTTCTGAAACGTTGAGATAATCGGAATGTTGATAGCCACAATTAGCCCCTGTTAATTGTTTTCATTGCCAGGATACGTTGTGCTTCTAATTCGGCTCGTTTAACAATGCTTACACAGTTACGGGTGACTTCGGGCAACGTTTCTTCGGCTGCTGGCCACATGGCGCGTGACGCTTTGCGGTAACGATCGTTCAGGTTTTGCACCATAAGGTCGCCACGCACACTGCTGGGTACGCCTCGACGGCCAGCCATGTCAAACACGGAAAGACCACGCCCACCAGCGACCACGTTGATTGTGCCAACAGTTTCGTACTGTATGCCTTTTTCAATGTTGCGACGGCGTGCACGTCGAGTATTGATCTTCAACTTGATTTTGCGTTCTTCTTTGTCGCCTTCCCACAAGGGTTTCTTTTTCCAGTTGTTTTCCCAACCTGACAACGGCGGTCTGCTAGGCACGTTTGCTTTAGCAGCTTCAATAGTGGGTTCAACGGCTTGTTTAAAGTCGCGTGTAAATGACTTGCGTAACGTCTGGTCAAACTTGCCCAAAACGCGCAACGTGTCTTTTAGGCCCTCAACTTTGGGTGGCGTTACGTTGGCTACAGCTCTAGGCACGGTTGCGCTCCTCAAGCACGCGAACAACCGTCATTAACTCGGGGTGTTCAAACTCCACATTTGCTGGCCAATACCCGGTAGCCACGACAACCTGCGCTAGGAGGTAGCCGACGCTGCCGGGTCGGTAGGGTTTCGGTCGTCTGCCTCGACGATCTCTGGCATGTTTTCTAGCTGGTCAATGAACTGGTCCAAGGTTGCTGGTACGACTATGCCAGCCTGGCGTGTTGCTTCGTACGCAAAATAGGCAAGGTCTTCTGCGCCTATGCCGTCACCGATTTGTGAGATTTTGCGCTTGTATAGCCGTTCCCATTTGACGAGTGTTGCCAGGTTTGTTTGTACTTGGCGTGAGTCGCCGTCAATGGTGCGGTAGGCAAGGGTTAGTCGCATAGGGGTTTCCTTTCGTCGGGCAAGGCTCCGCCCTTGGAGGCTTGCTTTTGTTTGCTCTCAGCCTGAGGCTGAGGGATCATGAAACAGCTTTAGCGAGTGTTCCGCCACGGAACGTCAGCGTGACTGTGCTGAGTTCGCCAAGGCTGGCTGCAATAGGGGTATGAGACTCAAGGTAAGCACCAGTGAGCGTGTACTTTGGCGCTGTTGCGCTTGGTGTTGCAAGACCTGCAGCCGTTGGCGAAACGGTAAGGGTTGTCGTGGTGCCAACCAAGCTGTAGATCGTTGCTTCTGTTTCTGTTGCTACATAAGACTGGTAAAGCGTGACGGTCATTTCGTTGTTCTGCAAACCGCTGGTGTACTTGCGTGCAGTGTCACCGAATGCGGTGGACTCAAGCGCTTCTGCCGTGTAGGTCAATGTTGCGCTGGTGCATTGGTCTGACAAATCAACGCTGTTGATTGTCAATGCTGGGTTTGACAGGTAAGTAGTTGTTGCCATGATCAGTCCTCGGATTTCTTTTTCTTGGTTTCCTCAACGACGAAACCGCCGTCAATAAGTGCCGGGACGTTTACACCCTCAGCCTCAGCGGCTTCAGCGTCAAACACGTCACCGATTTTGCCGAGTCTCTCGGACGCAATCTTGTATGCCATGTTGTCGCCTCCTATGCCGTTTGAGCTTGCAGGGAAATAGTTACAGTGTACGACGGGTATTCTACCCCACCGATCAACGTGTTAGTGGGACGACCATCAGTGACCGCTACTTGCTTTGCCAACAACTTGGCTGCGATCTCAAGCGCTGGCCGTAATGCGTCAAGGTTGCCGGGGCCCATTGTCAAGATTATGCAACTAAACGTCACCTTGGCGATGTTGTAATTCCAAGCCTCAAAACTGGGTGCGTCAATAAATACGCACGGTGGTTGCAGGTTCCGTGGATCTGTCACGACCTTTAGCCCTGAGATGGTGGCAAGGGTGGTTGACAGGTCGTCTATGGCCTCGTTAAACAGGTCTGTGTACGCCATTAGGCGACCGCTGGCCTAGGAATACCCAACAGTTGTTTCATGATCGCTGAGAGCCCTGTGGGGGTTGCTGTGCCCATTTCGGTAAATGACGCAAACTCGTTCACGCTGGAGCGCTGACGGTAAAGCGCCCCGCCGTACATGATCGTGCCCAGCGTGACATCGCCCGACGGACTGGTCGTGAGGCTGTCCACATACCCGGCTTCTTCGCGTCGGCGGTAGCAAAACGCGTTAGCGGCAGCTGCGCACTGCACCAAGAATGCTGCGTCGGCCACTGACACGGACGTGAACCCGAGCCAGTCCTCGATCTGTTGGTCCGTCACCCAAGTGCACGTTGGGCTGGTTGTGATTGTCCCGACTGGGATTGCAGCGGACCGGTTGAGGTTGTCGCCCTCGTCATAGAACAGCACCTGGTTAAGGATCGGTGCGTCGTAGTCAAAGATGAAGTCACCCTCGGAGTCGGTGCCCATGTATTCAAACTGTGGGAGTGCCCTAACGGTTTGTGTGCCGTTTAGGCCATGCCCAAGTCCTGACAACGTGAACGACTGCCCGACCTCTAGGTCAATGTCTCGCAACAGTTCCACGACTGCATAGTCGTCTATGCGTGTGTGGAACGTGACGCTGGTTGATGTTGTAGCCATGAGCCGTTGCCCGGCTTTCCGACTAAGCCTGGGTGATCTTGCGGATCATTCCTGCAATCGCTGGGAACGTGGAGGCATAGAGGTGAAAACTCATTACCCTGCCGAGGACAGACGGTAATTCCACTGACATGAGGCCTCGTATGGATTCATAGTACTCGTATGCGTCGCCTGCGCCTTGACCGACTCGGGTGATTATCATGGTCTTGGCTGCGAAGTTGGAGTCAACTACGAGCTCAAGGCCGAGTGGGTTGCCGTTCCAAGAAATTGCGTTCTGTGATCCGAGCGCGTTCTGACCGCTAAGGCCGTTTGCAATGAATGGGAACACTGGGCGGCCTGTGGTGTCTGCAAGTTTTCCAAGTTGTGCCCAAACGTCAACGGATACAAACATGTGTGTTGGTAGCCAGTTACGGTTGCTTGAAATGTCGTTGGCTGCGTCATAAACGCTGGTCAAAAGGTCGGCGAGCGTTCCGTCCCATACGCCTGAGCTTGTCGCTGCTGTGAGCAAGTTGTCGGCTGCGAGATTGTCTGATGCGATCATTGCTTCGCCCATTAAGTCACTGAGGATTAGCTGCATCGCCGCAGGGTTTGTGAAGTCAATGTCCTGCTGTGACAAGGTTACTTGGCCAGCAAGAGTGGTCTTGCTGATCGTGTTAGCTGCGATCACCATGGTTTGAGCTGTTACTGCGCTCAGTTCGGTTGATTGTGTTCCAACGTCGGTGTGGGTGGTGATCGTCGGGCGAATGAACGTCTTTGACGCTCCGCCGTCCGGGTATGCACGTGCGCCAACTGCGTTGACAACTGGGCGCAAGAAGTTGATGTTTTGCACCAATGGTCCGAGCACTGGCACTGGGAGCAAACCAGGGGTGTCGGTGGTGAGCACGTCACCAGCGGCTGCCTGGAATGGGGTGCGCAGGCTGGCGTTGTGTTCCTGCACTGCAGCGTTGATGTTCTTGAACGTGTCACCGCCAGCGTGGTACGCAGCCATGTATTCGCCTGCTGATGGGAGTTTGAACTCGCGCTTTGGCTGTGCGAACACGGTTGGAACGATCTGTTCCGGGCCTGCTGCTTCAACTGCGATTTCTTCTGACACTGGTTCCTCCTCGACGGATTCTGATAGTTCAAGTTCTGCGTCGGGAGCTGTGTCGGCTTCGCCTTGCGACGCAGCCACCTGAGTAATGGTAGCACCACTGAACGCTGGAATTGGAACAAGGCTTAACTCGGACCATTCCGCGGATTTGATTACAAGCACGCCGTCGTCGTCACGGTAAAAATCTTTGGCATTTACGCCGACACTTACCGAGTCAAGCACCCCTGCAGCTGCCAAGGTTAGGGCCTCGTCGCCCGCCTGTGTCTCTACAACGGTTGCGGTAAACAGCATGCCGTCAGGGGTTTCGGTACGGCCCGTGACCAAACCAACTGGCTGGGTTGCGTCGTGGTACATAAACAGTTTTGGTGCTTTGCCGTCAGTGGGCAGGGAACCAGCCAAAAACATGATCTCGGTACCGTCGGATACTACGGCTGGCGTGTTGTACGGTACGGCAATACCTGTAATTGTTCGGCGTGGTTTGTCACCAGCTGCAGCCTCAAGCTCAACTGCGAAACCTTGTGCCAGTTTTAGTTCCATTAGGCGTTTTCCTCCTGGGTGTTTTCTTCCATCTGCTCGTCAGCCACTTGCTGTTGCTGTGTGCCTGAGTCCTGTATGTATTCGTCCTCAATCATGCCAGCCAAGTATTTCTCAATCTCAAAACGTACATAGGTGCCACGTGGCAGGACGTTGTTCATTGACAAGGTTTGGCTTACGCATTCCATGTACAGACGTGCCCCAAAAATGTATAGGTCTTCGCGTGCTGATCGGGCGTTTTGGTACGAGTAGGACCCAATGTTGACCCCTGCCAGGTATGGCGGAATGTTGCCCAAACGGCACATTTCTAGGGCCTGATAGTTGGCTGACTCGATCATGAGCATGTTGTCGGGCAGGGCTTTTGTTTCGGTGTACTCGAGGTATTCGTTTAGGGCTGCGGTTTGGTTTTCGCGTCGAGCTGCGTTGAACGCTGCCGATAGGTCGGCCAGTTCTTGTGCGCTTAACGGTTCCCCACCTGTTTGCTTCAATACGCCACTAGGCATGGACGACTCGGCGTTGCGGTAACGGCTGGCTTCTAGCTTCAGTGCGGTTTGTACAGCGTTGGTGGACTGGTACACAATGCCTTGCACCGGGCTGATGAATTGCACCAGGTCTTTAGGGTCGATCATGCCACCTTGGAAATACACTTCGTTGCTGGGCGCAAACCACACTGGGCCAGCCTGATCCAATGTTTGAATCATTGACGACGGGAGCCTAGTAAAACTTGCGGGGAAACCGTCCTGGGTACGTGACGTGATGAACCAAAATGCGCGACCGTAAAAAAACAGGTCGTCCAGGGTCCACGCCATAAGTGTTGAGTATGTGATCGCCGGGTCAGGTTGACGTAGCCAGGAACGTGGAGCAAGTTTTTGTTCTTCCATTTCGGTTTGTTGCTCGTCCCACATTTCTTTGTACATGCACAGTGGGGTGCTGGCAATAACGCTTGCCATGAGATCACGGCCACGCGCCAGGGTTGGTACTGACATGGCAGCGTTGCGTGCGTCACCCTCAAAGTACGACCAGTATTCGCCAACCATGCTGGGGCCTTGGGCGTTGCGATAATACCCTGAGCCTGCTGCAGCTGCTTTTGCTGGTGCTGGTGCGTCGGCTGCTAATTGTGCTTTGGTTTCGCGTTTTGTGAAAATGCCCATAAGTCCTCAGTGAGCCTGGGCTCCCGACGAACCCAGACTCTCGGGTATTCTACCCCCGACCTACGACCAGTAAAGGTCTTTGGTTTCTTACAGGTTTTGACACCATGGCTGCGGCCCACACCAAACAGCGTGTCAACTCGATGGGGCCCGGTGATTTTTGTGAGCTCAACACAGCACCCTGCACAGTCTTGACCAGCACTGCACGGTTCACGTGTTCAGCGAGGATCTGTTCGCCGTGGTGCTGGACTCGTTCCTCAAGGATCATTGTGCGCACCAGGCTGGTGAACTTGAGCAGTTCGGCGTAGCCAACAACGGTAAACCGTTTGTTTGTGAATGGCGGTAAATGAATCTCGAGCGACGGTGTGACCGCCAGGGTGACTGC